AAGTTTTAACAAATCTTCATAACTCATTTTTCTAAGTCTATTTTTCATCTCAACTCTTGCTTGAACGCTTGAAGGCTGCAATTTTCAGTTGCTTTGCTTTGTACTCTTCTACAATTTCAGCTAAAGTTTCTACATCTGCTCTTTCAATAAGCTTTAACAATGCTGATGCATCGCTTTCTACGATTTTCACTAATTTTGTTGCTTCTTTTTTCAAGAACTCTTCATACTTCTTGCCAATCTCTGCCAACTTCTTCAGTTCTTCATTCTCTTTCTCTAATGCTGATAGCTTTGTCTCTAACGTTCTTACAGCTTCGATAAGCTCTTCCTTGCTTAACATCTCAATTTTTTCCAACATTCTTTTCCTCCTTTTAGATTTTTTAAAAATTACTTAGAAGATGGTTTTGGTTGTGGCTTTGACTTAGTTTTCTTAGTCATCTTTCTTGCCTCCTTTACAGTGATTTTCATACAATGTTTTGGCACGGCTATATACTCTGCTATGTCCGTGCAAACTTGCTAAACTCATTGCGGCTTGAAGTCTATCGCAAGAGATTTCGCCTTCCCAAGTTCTGTATGGATACTTTCTATTTGATGGGTCTAAGAAATAATCTCTTGGTGCTTTTTCTCTTAATTCTGGGTCGTCCCACCAATGGCTGTAATCTTTGTTGTCTGCTTCAAATAGAACTTTTGCGTTCTTATCTGCTCCTTCAAAAACAAAAGAGATTTCTTTAAATGTCATATCTTTAACGATATATTTGCCATCTTCTAATTTTTCAGTTTCTAATGTGATACCAACCGATACATCTGTGATTGGTCTTGGATTTAACTTTAATAGATTTATCAGCTTTTCATTGCCGGTCTTAACAATCTGCAATTTTGCAATGATTTTTCCGTTTTCATAGTAAGCATCTTTCACTACTCCAACAACTGAGCCAACTTCCCATTTATGGTCAAGTAGAACAGGCTTTCCGATTAAATCTTTTGCTTTTTGTTGTAATAACTCATCTGGAAAACAGAGGTTGCCATATTGCCTTACAACACAAGTTGAAGATAAAGCGACTACATTGACTTCTATAAAATCTTGTTCTTCTTGCAAGTTTTCAGTGGCTAACAGTGTATTAATCGTAAGCATATAAACACCTTAAACTTAGTGATGCTAATATTTTGAATTGATGAATAAGATTAAACAAGCACAGATTTCACAGTACTCTGATAATTGCTGAAAGTTGGTCTGATAATTCATCTAAACTTTGCAATTTTGCAAACTCTCTTATCTCAAGTGTGTCATCGCTTGAGATTACATATTTACCGTCTTTAACAAATATATAGTCCGTGCTACCGTCAATATTCCTTCTGATAAATACCTGCTCCGGCTTTTTAATTATCTCTTTTGACATTCTTCTATATTGCTCTATTGTCTCAGCTCCAACATCATGACCGTGTTCTTGAAAGTTTCTTATTAAATTCCCATCTCCAAACCTTCTCCAACTACTGCCAAGATGTGCTTTTATTCTTTCGCTAATTTCCTCAGGCTTTAATGCTCTGTATTCGTCTTGTAATTGTTGCAAAATTGCAGATTGTTCTAAAGATTTCGGCTGTGTTGCAGGTTCTACTACAACAGGCAAAGGCCTTTCTATTTCTTCTTGATATGCATTTAAAACACAACGACAATGTGGATGTGCTGGTGGCATCTTTGAAGGTATATTATCTGACGGCATTCTTTTTAATGTGTCTAAGTCAAAATTAGTTAGGAAAGGTTTTATATCCGGCAAGTTTTCAGGGTCTGCTTCTATTAAATCTAATGTTCTTACTGCATCGACTGTTCTAAAAATCCTTCCGTCCATGCTTCTGCAGTAAGGACAAGTCAATCTATCTCCGATTGCATCCCATCTGTAATATGTGATTCTTGCCTTTTGAAATGCTCTAATTCTTGCTGAGTTTTTCAGATGGTTATAAGTGGTATCAATTATTTGTCTTGCTTTTGTTTGTGTTCTTTGCTCTAAGTATTGTCCAAATCTGTTTAGAAAAACTCTAATACCTT